GGGGTTTCCCTCCAAAGCGATTATTTAATAGTAGCCGTTCTCCCATATCCAGTTCTTGTGGGGTCAGCATGAAGATCCGGGCGACTTTTCGCCATACTGTCCTGGTGGCCCACGAAGCAAGGTTGTCTGTCGCGGCCTCGTAATCTCCTGAAAGATAAATTTCATCATCTTTCAGTTGGTTTCCGAGTGCCGTAAGTATGACCTCCTCACTTTGTGGTTCCCCAAGTAGACGGAAGGTGCTATGATTGCGTAACGTTCTGTGCATTTTCTTCCATATAGGACGCATTAGGGTTTGTACGAGTGGGGGTCCTTTGGTTATTACCCGAACTTTTAAAGGTTCGGCTAATGCCACGGCCTCCACGTCGTACTCTTCCTTCTGCGCCTCTGTGAATAGATTTTGCCAAAAGCGTTCGCAACGCACGCGAAAGTCAGCTTCATCTGGTTCGACAAAGCTTTCTTCCTTTGCTATTTCTTCGTCTTCCTCTTGAGCCTTAGTCACCTTAATTGCTCCTCCATCAGTCCGTAGCTTGTTCAATATGCTCGGATGCTCTAGTATTTCACCAACCGCACCTGCCCACGTTCGTGAGCGGTTGTAGTTGGCTGATGTACTAGGGAATTGGTGGACCACTCTTTCGTCATATGTGAGACGCGTTTTAAACAACTCCTCAACTGTCCGCTCTAGCTGAGCCTCGGCTGTGCCTAAGCTTAGTAAAGCGACCACTGAGGGGTCTGTTGTTTCCGCGTCTGCCCAATTGATTAGAAAGTGGTTTTCCGTTGGAGGTGGTGCGGTGGTGAGTTTTTCTATGGTCGCCAGTCGACTTGTCTCGAGTTGTTCTTCATTCGGTCTGGGCATGCCTTTTTTGGCCTGCTTGACCGACTGTAGGAATGACTCTCGATCAGCCTGGTTGGCTTTCCTTAGATATGTTCTCATCCACCGATAAGCATGCCCACCAAAGATTATTCCTGCATTGTCTTTGGATGCGAAGGGTTTGGTTGGTAGAGTAACGCCTTGGTGATATGAATAAAAAGCTGCAAGCTTATACTTGCAAATTTTCATCCATCCACCGGGGCATTCTTCTGCCAACTTGCTCCATCGCTGGGCTGCTTTTTCCACTACTTGTTTCGTACGAGATTCTATGATATTCATCCCGTATAAGTGGAACACCGTAATTAAGGCGGCGAGGCTCTCTCTTACTTCGTTTAGCGTCGGTGTGACCTTGGTCACGTTGACGGGAGGCTCTCCTACCATTG